TCTAGTTAGATTATATGGTTATTCAAGTAGAAATCAAAAAGATAAACAAGCGTATGTTGACTTACTTACTATGAGAATGAAAGCAAAACATAATGAATTATCTGATGATTTTCTTAAACCATTAAATCTTACAAATGGTGACTTAAAATTAGGTTTGAAACTACCATTGAATGCTTATACAGGGACACTTAGAGCTACATTCAACGCACTTTACGATAATCTTCAAGGTTTCTCAATTTGTACTACAGGTCAACTTTTCATATTACAACTTATTCATGACTTACAGGAAGTACCAACACTCGAAATGACTTCTGCAAATACCGACGCCGTGATGTACACTATTGAAGAAGAATATAAAGAACAAGCTCACCAGGTGCTACATAATTGGGAGAAACTAACGGGGTTAGAACTTGAAGAAGATAAGATAGTTAAAATAATAATGCGAGATGTAAATAATTACGCCGAGATAGTTCAAACTGGTGATAACGATTACGAAATTCACTACAAGGGAGGGGAACTAACTCGTGGTGAACATAAATTTACTTGGAATAAAGAAAAAAAGATATTTGAGTATTCGTACAAGAAAAGTCTTAAAAGTAACTCATTATCAATTGTTAGTGAAGCACTACTTAAATTTCTATTATTTGATATACCAATAAGAGAAACAATTGAGAAATGTAATGATATATTCAGATTTCAACTAATATCTCATTTAGGATCCACTTATGAAAAATGTGTACAAGAAAGTCCTAACGGAGATATAGAACTCCAAAAGAACAACCGTATCTATGCCTCCAATGTTCCACGTGGAACTATCATAAAAGTGAAACCTAATGGACGTAGAGATTCACTTGCAAATTGTCCTCCAAACCCAATTGTTGACAATGGTAACGAATGTACAATTGAAGATATAAACAAAGAGTGGTATATAGAATTTGCACAAGAAAAAGCAAATGATTTCCTTGGTATCCCTAGACTTGATAGTTTGAAAAAAGAAGAACTTTTAGAAAGAGCTATTAATCTAGGTTTAGATATAGATAAAAAAACAAAAAAAGCTGATTTAATAGAATTAATCAAAAATAAAGAAAGAAATGAGGTAAGAAAAATGGCTACAAAGCAAGAATTAGAAGAAAAATTAGTAAAAGCTACAGAGCAAAATGAAAAATTAGTAGAAAAATTAAAGGAGAAAGATATTATGAATACAATTAGTTTAATCGATGAAAGAGCTAACGACACTATAAAATTAAATAGTTTGTTATACTCAAAAATAAATGATTTAAGAAAGTATATTAGAAATTATGAATTTGTGTATGATGAAGAATTACCTAGTAATTTAGGTGGTGGAGAATATTATAGTATCGGTCAATTATACGATGCTTTACAAAGAGGTTGTATTGAAGTTGGTTTAGATTTTTCATATGATGTTGATGATGTTATAAGTTTTGAAAAAGAACTTGTCAAACCAAGTGGTAAATTACCAATACACGTTGCAACAGTAAAAACAAGAGCAACATTAACTGATATTTCAACTGGTCATAGTAAAGTATATTATACTATAGCACAAGGTAGTGACACTATTGATAAGGCTATAAGTGGAGCTAGTACATTAGCTTTCAGACAATGGTTTACAAAGAATTTTTCACCAAAAGATGCTAATGATGAAAATGAAAAAATTGATGAAACACCAAAGAGTGAAGAACCAAAAGTTCCAGTATATGTTCCTGAAACCAAAAAAGAAGAAATCAAGAAAGAGGTGGTGAAACAAGTTCAACAAGAAGATAGTGATGATGAAGATATAAAAATTATTTGCGAAAATATCATGAAAATAAGATCAATTGGTGTAGATAGTGAAGGAAAAGATTTATCAAATTATGGAGCTAGTACATTAGAAAAATTATTAAGTGGTAAATTATCTAGCGCAGATATTCTTGAAATAGATTTAAAAGTTAAAAATAAATTAGAGAAAGTTGGCGCATAATATGATAGAAAACGCTATGTGTGTGACAACATTGGTGGAACAATTTATAAAAGAAACAGGATATAAATTAAACACCACAAATAGAGAAATTAATGTTAATGATTTATGTATTTTTGATAAAGAAACTAACAAACTAATAAATTATGGCGATGTAAATGATATTATCAATTCTAATGAATTTAAAGAATGGTATGAAAGTAAAGGTGATAATAATGGCTAAACAATGGACTTATGGAGAGAACAATAAAAACATTGTTCTTGCAGAACCACCTAAACAAAAACTTCGTATAACCGGTCACCGTATAGCTGGTGTACTTGGTTTGAATCAATATCAAACGGAATTTGGTTGCTGGTGTGAAATCACAAAATTAGTCAAATTACCATTTGAAGATAATAAGTATACGATTTTTGGTAAAAGTGTAGAGCCAAAGTTAATTGATCTTGCTAGAAAAAAATTTCCTAATGTCATGAGTATTGAAGAATATTATGGAAATAATATTGAAAAATATAAATGGAATAACTTTATTGACGATAGTAATGTTTTTGGTGGTATAATCGATGCGGTCGCAACAAAAGAAGATATGAAAACACTAACGATGATAGTAGAGTGTAAGAGTTCCAGCAAACCGCAAACATGGGAAAATAATCAAGTTCCGATTGATTATATTTTGCAAGGATGTTTATATTCTTATCTAAAAGGGTTAGATAGAGTTTTATTTATATGTTGTTTCCCACAAGATTTAGACTATAATCATCCAGAACAATTCGAACCAAATGAAAGTAATACAATAATGGTTGTTAAAAAGATAAAAGATGTCAAAATAGAAATGCCTAATGGTGAGTTAATCACATTTGATGAAGCAATTAAGTATTGTGAAGATTGGTGGAACAAATACATTGAAACTGGTATATCACCAGAATTTGACGAAAAGAAAGACAAGGAATACTTAGACATCATTAGAAGCAGTAAACCAATAAACGATAATTCTCTTGAAGATTTATGTGATAGAGCTAAAGAATTAACAGAAGAGATAGAACAACTTAAACAAGATAGTGGACTTGCTAGTAAAGAAAAAGAACTTAAAATACTTGAAGATAGTATAAAACAAGGTTTAATAGATTCTTTACAAGAAGGTGAAACAAAAATAAGTTGTAAGCAATACAAATTAAGTGGTACTATATCTCAAAAGTTTAATGAAAAATTATTCAAAGAAAAGTATCCAAAAAAATATGAAGAATTTTTAGAAGAGAAAACAACATTTAGATTTTCTAAAATAAAAACGGAGGATGAAGATGAGTAAGTTTAAAATAGTCTTAAAAGGTAAAATGGAAGATAATGGTGATATGAAATGGAAAGATTCACTTAAAGGTGATATATCTACTATTACAACAGCTTTATCAGCTGAGTTGATACAATTTACTATGAATAATGGTATGTCAAAACAAAGTTTTATGAAACAGATAGAAAGACATTATGATGAATTAGACAAACAAGAATTTGAAGAATTAAAAAGAAAAAAATTAGAAAGTGAGAATGAAGATGATTAAAACATATGGTCATTCAAAAGAAGATTTCTACAATCTTATAAATGCTTATGTAGAAACATTGATAAGAAATAGAGATAATTTATATAATCTATATATAGATAAAACCCATGAATTGACAGTTAGTTTCCCACTTAGACCTAATGAGGTTCCAACAATGGAAGTTAATTGTGAAAAAATAGTTTATGAAAACGAAAAAGAAATTATAAAAATAGAAGGAGAAGAATAATATGAAAATAAAAATGAACTTAAAATCAAATTTTAAATTAGTTGAAGAAGGAGAAAGAGAATTAAAAATAACAAAGGCAGAAGTTCGTCCATCGGGAAAACCAAACTCACTTGTAGTCACTTTCCAAGATACAGAAGGTGGTTTTATAAATAATAGATACAACTTTGACAATGATAAATCACTATTCGCTATGGGAAAACTTTTAGAAGTTGCGTTAGGTTTTGAAGATGGTGATGAGTTTGACACTAAGTCTGATACTGAAAGACTTGTTGGTAAAACAATTCTTTGTGAAGTAGTACATACACAAGGTAATAAACCAAACGAAAATGGAGAACTTCCAACATTTGCAAATATTAAAAGAACAATATCATTAGTGGAGGAAACAAGCGATATATCTCCTAGAAATGCAATTGCTAATGATGATGAAGATGATTTAGATTAACAAAAAGAGTACTTTATAAGTACTTTTTTAATTTTTAATTAAAACTTTATTTTATAACTTCCGATATATACTTATATCAGAAAGCGATAAAAAGTTTTCTGATTACCTTATCTTGGGAGGTGTAAGAATATAAATTTAGATTCGTTTAAATTTTAACTTACACTTCCCATTTTTTTTTTTAATTTAGGAGGAGATATTATGAAAGAAAGAATTGAAGAAAAATTAGAAAGTAATATAGAAAGAATACTTGGTAAAGAAGAATTATCAGCAACAGATGTAGCGATTTTAAAAGAAAA